AGCGCGCGTCGTTCAGGCGGATTTTGTACGCGCGCACGGCCGCACCGACGCAGCCAGGGTCATCGCCGTGCGGCAGTCCGAGCGCGCAGCACCACGCAGCCTCAATGCACATCTCGCCCAGCTTCTGCTTGCCCAACCCAGACACCAGGCCGTGCCCGAGCAGGCCGACGAATTTACGATAGTGAGACTCTGTTACTTCTACTTTCGTATTCATACGTTACCCCTTCAGTTGTGGTTGTGGTTGTCGATCAAAAACACCTTGCGCAGCCTGCCGCGCGTGTCGAAGATGCGCACCAGGGCTAGGCCTGGAGCTGTGGCGAAGTGGTGAATGTGGACGCGGCAGGTCATGTCGTTGCTACTTTTGCGCCACGTATACGGTTATACAATGCCCGGTCTTCCGCTTCGATATCCACGGACACTTCGCCGCAAACGCCTTCAGCAAAGCGGAACCATTCGCAGATGCGCTCGATGTCTTGATATGTGAGCACGATGCGACCGACGCTTTCTGATTCGCTGCTCATGGACGCACCTGCGCCAGCCGTGGGTCTATATGCGGCAGCAATTTACGCAGCTTGAGTGCCGCAGCGTTCCAATCCGCGCGACTCCAACGTGTACGACCGGCCTTGCGCATGCTGTGATTACCGGCATCTCGGGACGCCGCCATTGCCAGCGAGTATGTGAGCTTTACTTTCACGGCCCCACCTCCTTTTGCACCTTGGCGAGCGCGGCGCGGGCCTTCGCCAACGCATCGCAATTTTGCAAGCCGTCATGCGTCGCAGACTGATCCAGCGAAGATGCGCGGACCAGCAAATGCGACAGCGCCTTGACCAGCTCGGCATTCTGCGCGCGGATGGTGTCGTAGGCGTTGCAGGCTTCGACGATGAAAGCGGCATTGGCAGTTGCTTCCGCTGCCTTGTGCGGGTACTCGACGTGGCCAACCTCGCCCCATTGGGTTTCCGTGATGCAAGTTCCGCTCGCCGAATAGACGGAGTTCCCGACGAGATGCCACGGTCCATTTGTTCTGTTCATGACTGTTGCTCCTGTGCGTTCAACGCTGCTTCGATAGCTGCGATCAAAGCGCCTTCGTGATTGTCGCCGTCGTAACGGTCTTGGAATGCTTCGCGGCCAATGTCAATCAGGTCTTGCCGTGTTAGCGGGGCTGGCCGATTGCCTATTGCCGCGTTGGCGCATTCTGAATCGAGTTCGCCTAAATGGTCCGCTTCGGTAATGACGTCTTCAATGTCGTCTTTCGACAAGACCGTTTCCATCGCGTCGAGAATGTTGGCCAGTCTGCCGGCCGGAGAGTTAACCTCTTCTTCCAGCCAGTTCATGTAATTGAACGCAAACGGTTGGCCACGCAATTTCAATACATCGGGGACTATTCCGGTTATGCGTTCGTGGCTGAACCAGCAGTAGGCCCCAAACAGAACGCCTTCATTATCGACCGTGACTAAGCGCGTGCGGCGTCCCGCCGTGCGGCTCTGTGGCGCGGTCATGGCTGGCTCCGACGTGCTTTACGGTTGGCATGCATGACTTTCTGGTGCTCGTTGTGGCACACGCGACAACGGCGCGAGCCATTGGGTCGAGTCAGTGTGTTGTCAGGCGTGAATTCGTGGCCACGCTCGCAATGCGTGCGCTTTGCCCACCGTGCCGCAGGGCCGACGCCACGCAACGTATTCTCGCGCGACGTTACCGGCTCCAGATGGTTCGGATTGATACACGCCCGATTGCGGCAAAGGTGATCGAGTTGCAGACCAGCCGGAACAGGTCCGCGGAACAGTTCCCACGCAACGATGTGCGATGGCCGAAATTTGCGGTTATCCCACCATGAGCGGCCGTAGCCGCCGGGGTCTTTTGGTCCCGCGTATTCAATGCATTTTCCGTAGAGGTTCACAGTGCGCGCTCCTGTGCTTGTGCTTCACGCAGGGCGATGATGCGGTCGGCATAGTCGCTGACCTTGCCGACTACACCGAGAACAACGCGGCCAGTTGCCACATGTACGGCATGCTCAAATGCGCGCTCGGCCAGCATCGCGCAGCGTTCGTCAACAGAGATTTGTTCAGAAATGTTTAACATTGTCTTAACTCCCTTCAGGTTCAGGTGACTAACCTCACCGTGATGCGAACACTAGTAAGTGTTGCTACTATACACAAGCCTGTTGTAACGCAAACCATGATAAACGGTATTAAAAAGCCGACTAACGGTATGGTCTACCTTAGCCTACCTTGATGGTCTACCTTGTTCGGACCCTACTGTCTACTATATCTACCTTGTCTACCTTGAATTATCTCAATTCAAGAGAAAGGAGATGTAGGTATATTAGGTAGGGTAATGTATATGTGTAATACGTCGCCTATATAGGAAATCCAGTGTCCGCAAGGTAGAGCACTAGAATCAATGACTTAGCAAGGTAGAGTCAAGGTAGGGCACGGTAGACCCCTAATGTCCACCGTTTGCGCGCGGTTTCGCTGTTCGCTGGGCGAACGCTTGTCATGCGCGAATCGACCGCAAGTGTGCCTCTTGACAACGCCAGCGCAGACGACGACATTGCGCGGCATGTTCGATCAAGAGCGCGCTACCAGGCTGATTGCGAGCGGCGCCAGCCTGCGGCAAACAGCCAAGCAGCTAGGCTGCAGCGCCTCGCATATCTGCGAAACTGCGGCTTTAGACCCTGTTTTCGGCGAACAATACGCGCGCGCCATGGCCATTCGACATGAACACGATGTCGAGCAGTTGGCTGAAATAAAGCAAAAGGTATTGGACGGCACAATCACGCCAGAACAAGGCCGTGTTGCCGGTGATCTGATCAAGTGGCCGGCCGCCAGACGCGCGCAACATTTGTTCGGGGATCGGGTCAAGGTGGATGCTGAAGTCAGGCACTTCGTGATTGAAGACCCGACACGCAATGTACGCGCAGCACTTCTGCCAAAGCCAGTGCCGGCACTCGACCATGCCAAATGAGCCGCTAAGGCGCTACGCGAGCCTACAAGCGCGTCGCGGTCGCGAGGCATACATCCAGATACGTACGCAGCTGCATCGCCTCAGATCGCTGCATATCGAGCCTAAGGCGATCTGGGTCAACCAGGCGACGGCCAATGACATGCACGCGCTCTGGTGTGAGGTATGCGGGCCTCGCGCATTCGATGGCGTGCTGCCGCCTGTTGCTGGCGTGCGCGTGTTCCAAGGCATGACTGGCGGGCACGACTACACGTTTGAGTACCATGACAGCCGGGCAGAAGACCATGCGGCGCGTGACTGGAAGGCCGATGTGTTCCCACTAGTTGACAATCCTCTGGATGGGACCCATTGATGCATGGATGGTCACGCGATGGGGCGGCACCCCCGCTGAGCGTAGAAGCTCTGGCTCTGGATTCGATGAGACTCTACGCAACCATTCCCTGATTTTTTTTTGCTTTTCCGCGCACCTTTTTTCCGCACCGCAACATGGGACACGCACATGCCGGATGACCCGCAGGACAAGCCGCCGATCGACCCTGACCTGCAGTGGAGTGTGGTAATCGAGGATGGGGTGGTGTACGTGAAGGGGTTGCTAGTTTGTGGTGACAATCAGTACGTGATCACGGACCGTCTGCCGGATTGGATCGTGCGCAACTTCACGTATGCTGCCAGGCGTGTGAAGAACGAATCGGCGCAGCGCGAGAAGTTGGCGAAGGCACAGGAACATCGCGAACGCAATCGGGTGGCCTGATGGCCAAGGCTAGCCTGTTCGGTAGTTGGGAGTGCCGCCCGTACCAGGTGAACCTGTGGGATTACCTGAACGGCGGGGGAAAGCGCGCCATCCCCGTGTGGCACCGCCGCAGTGGCAAGGACGACATCAGCCTGCGTTGGTCAGCGGTGAGTATGCTGCGGGAGCCGGGCAGTTACTGGTACATGCTACCGCTGAAGGACCAGGGCCGGACGGCGATCTGGACCGCGGTCAACAAGCATACGGGGCGTAGGAGAATTGACGAGGCATTCCCGGATGCGCTGTTCGACAAGCGCGACACGGACATGATGATCACGTGCAAGGCGAACGCGAGCACGTGGCAGGTCAAGGGTAGCGACAACTACGGCGCCGGGATAGGCAGTAGCCCGGCCGGCATAGTCTTTTCGGAGTACTCCCGCGCCGACCCGAACGCGTGGGCCTTCCTGCGCCCGATCCTCAAGGAGAACAACGGCTGGGCGATCTTCCCGAGCACGCCGTTCGGGCACAATCACTTCGAGAACCTGTATCGCTACGCGGTCAGCGAGGAAGGCAGAAGGGACAACTGGTTCGGGGAACTGTTGACCGTCGAACACACCGGCATCTTCACCCCGCAGGACATCGCGCAGGAAAAGCGCGAAATCGCGGCGGAGCGCAACAGCGAGGAAGAAGCCGAAGCCATCGTCCGGCAGGAGTATTACTGTGACTTCAACTCAGCCATCCCCGGAGCCATCTATGCCCGACTTCTGGCTGACTTGGAGGCAATGGAGCCGCCCCGAATTGCTCCATGTCCCCACGACCCGGGTTTTGACGTTGAATGCTGGTCCGATCTTGGAGCCACTGAAGGCAATGACATGGCCGTCCTGTTCACCCAGCGAGTCGGACGCGAGACACGTATCATCGACGCCGACAGCGCCACCGGCGTCGGAATCGACTGGCTGGCGCACCAACTCAACGAACGCGCACGCACGCGCAAGTTCGTCTACGCCCCCACGTCGATGATCTTCCCGCACGAAGCCGGGCACCCGCAGGCGAGCAACCGGGGCGCCGCCAGTTTCGCGCAGAAGTTCGCGCAGGACTACGGCTACCGAAGCCGCGTCAATCAGGTGACGAACAGCGTCGCTTGGAGTATCGACCAGACCAAGCACTTCCTGAAGACCTGCATCATCGACACGCAGCACTGCATGCCGTTGCTGTCTGCCCTTCGGCACTATCATCGCAAGTGGGACCCGGTACGCCGCACTTACGGTGACAAGCCGGTGCATGACTGGAGTTCAAATTACGCGGACGCGCTCAGGACCGGCAGCGAGAGTAAGCAGAAGGATCATGCTGGACAGTCGCGCAGGGCGCGAGTACCTTACGCAGCGCAGGGCATCCTGATGCCGAACTCCGGTGACAACATGGCCCTGGACTATATTGACCCTTTGGGGAGAGACTAATGGGTGGACTTTTCAGCGGCCCCAAGATTCCGGTGATGCCTGCCGCGCCTGCCCCGCCGCCGGCCTCACCGAGCGTCGATCAGGCGGCGATCAGCCAGCAGCAGGATGCGCTGATCCGTAGCCGACGAGGTGCCGCGGCAAGTGCGCTGGCGGGTGCGAATCCCGCGGCACCGACGAGTTTGGGCAGTACGCGGTTGCTCGGCACATGACGCTCGTCGAGGAAGCCCGCGACCGCCTGAAGTACACGGGCGCGCGCAAGCCCCTGCTGGTGATTGGTGAGGACAAGTTGACGCAGTTCCTGACCGAAACCTGCGATCGTCATCCGCCCTTGATCGACGACAAGAAGCGTTTTGATGGCGTGCCGTTTCGCTGCGTGCCGTCGATGAAGGGCATGTACGTCCTGGACCTGGACCCCTAAGTGGCCAACGCCGCCGTCAAGCCGTACACGCCCAGCCGCCGCGACACGCGCGCGGACGAGGTGATTCGGCTGCAGGAGCAGATGTGGAATGCCCGCGGCAACTTCAACACGATGTGGCAGTCCGTGTCGGAACGTGTCCTGCCGAACTACTCCGACTTCATCATGCAGTGGGCGGAAGGCCAGCGCCGCACGAACAAGGTGTTCGATAGCACCGCCCCACTGGCGCTGGAACATTTCTGCGCCGCCATGGAAAGCATGTTGTGTCCTGCCAGCACACGCTGGCACCGCCTGCGTCCCGCCGACCCACGCCTACAGGCCGACCTGCAGATCATGCAGTACATGGACGACGTCACCGATGTCCTATTCCGAGCGCGCTATGCACCGACTGCCAATTTCCAAAGTCAGATCCATGAATCTTTCGCTCAGACAGGGGCGTTCGGCAATGGGCCAATGCTGGTCGATGATGTACCGGGATTTGGGCTTCGTTACCGAGCCATGCACCTCGCCGAGACATTTGGGATGGAGAACTCTGCAGGAGTCATTGATCGGGTACATCGAGAATACCAACTCACGGCGAAAGCCGCGGTAGACGCTGAAGAACGTGGCATCTTCGAGAAGGGCAGTCTGCCAGATGGCATACGGGGAATGGCACAAACCAGCCCCACGACCAAGTACACGTTCATCCACGCCATCTACCCCGACCCGGATTTCAACCCCAGGAATCCGATGTCCAAAACGTTCATCTCCCTGCAGGTGTGCAAGGAGTTCCGATGCCTTTTGAAAGAGCGTGGCTACACGACGCAGCCCATCCTGTTTCCGCGATACAGAGTCTCCCCGAAGGAAACCTATGGACGTGGACCCGGGTGCGATGTCCTGCCGGAAATCCTGATGCTCAACGAGGCGGCGAAGTTGTACATCCGCCAGGCGCAACGTGCGATTGCGCCGCCTATCTTGTTGGCCGACGATGGCAGTTTGCCTGCGTTCGATGTGCGAAGTAACGCCTTCAACTACGGCATGCTCTCCCCCGACGGCAAGCCGCTGGCGGTTCCCTTCATGACTGGCGGCAACTTTGAAGTTGCCAGTGACTTTTTGAAGCGCACCGCCGACAAGATCGAACGTGCGTTCCTGGTGGACATCTTCTCGATCCTGGAAGACCCCAAGCAGGACATGACGGCGACCGAAGTCCTGCAGCGTGCGCAGGAAAAAGGCTATCTGCTGGCCCCCATGATCGGCCGGCAGCAATCCGAATTGTTCGGTCCCATGATCACGCGCGAACTGGACATCCTCGACCGTGCGGGCCAGTTGCCGCCCCCACCGGACAAGCTGCGCAAGATCGGCAAGCTCGACATCGAGGTCGTGTACGAGTCCGAGATTCAGGTCACGCAGCGCAAGACGAAGGCACTGGCGATCGCGGCGACGATTCAGCAGGTCGAGCCATTGATGAACATTGACCCGACTGTAGCCGGCGTGTTCAATCCGAAGCGCATGGCCAGCATCATTGGTGACAGCAACGGCGCTCCCGCAGCGATCTTCAACACGCCAGAGGAAATGCAGGCGAAGGAAGAAGCCGCGGTGCAGCAGCAGCAGTTGACCAACATGGCGCAACTGGCAGGACCGGCATCGCAAGCCATCAAGAACCTGGCCGACGCGCAGCGCGCGGGCGGTTCCACGGTTCCGGGTAATCTGCCTGCGTGACGAAGCCCCGCGCACCAACAGCGAGCAAGGCATGGAAAACCCTGTTGTGCGATCCCCAGGGCAACCTGACCCCGTTCGGAAATATCGCGCTTTCCGACTTGGCTAAGTTCTGTCGCTATGCCGATGCCCCGACCCGGCACGATGCGACCGGGCGCGTCGATGTTTCGGCGACGATGGAAGCAGTCGGGATGCACAAACTTTACCGCAGGATTTGCGTCCTGCTGATGCTCGATGATTCCCGCGCTGCCAAACTGGCCCTGATGCAATGGCAGCAATCCGAAGACGATGACGAAGGAGTAGACCATGAGCGATAACGCCACCCCATCCGGCGCCGCTGCGGCAGCACTGGCAGACCCGCCGAACACCGAACAAACGGCCACTCATATACAAGCGCGTGATCAGACTAAGGAAAACACGTCTGCGACACCGACGGCGCCCGATTGGGTCAAGGACTGGGACGCCGCCGATGCCGGCATCATCGAGAAGAAAGGCTGGCGCGACCCCAAGGACATGTACAAGTCCTATCGCGAACTGGAGCGCACCTTGAGCCAGGACAAGATCCCGCTGCCCAAGGACGGCGCCGATCCGAAGGAATGGGACCAGGTGTTCAACCGATTGGGAAGGCCGGACACGCCGGACAAGTACGTCGCGCCCAAGGACGCGGACGCGAACATGTTCAAGGCGCTCGCGCCGGAACTGCATGCCGCGGGGCTGACACAGAAGCAACTGGACCGCGTGACGGATGGCTACAACAAGTTCGCCAACGAGCAGATGCAGCAGCAGCAGCAGGCGTGGATGAAGGACCAGTCCGATGCACAGGCGAAACTTGAACGCGAGTGGGGCCTGAAGACGCCGCAGGAAATCGAACACAACCGCCGCGCCATGCGCGCGATCGGCATGACGGTGGACGAGGCGGAATCCTACATGCGCTCAGGCAGCGAGAAGTTCCTGCGCATGCTGAACCTTGCCGGCCACATGATCGCGGAAGACAACAGCGGTGACATCGTGAGCGATGAAACGCTGGGCTTCGGCCTGACGGCCAATCGCGCGGCGGCCGAGTTGCAGGAGATGAAGGCCAACAGCGAGTTTATGAAGCGCGTCTATGGCGGCGACCACGCGGCCAAGGCCAAGTACGATCGCCTCGTCAAGGCCACCAGCGACGGCGGCATGGTCAGGCGCACGATTCGCAGCGGCTACAGCAAGCCGGGCTGATCTATTGACAAACGCAAAACGACGGGCGCACACTCACGCCCGTCACAGGTCCAGCCGCGCAACGCGGGAACTGAACGACCGATGACATAGCGGCCCAGTCACAACTGGCAAGCCCAAAACCTCCCCGCACCCGCGAGGGTGTATCCGTTTTGGAGCGATGCCAGTGGCCAACCAAGCCCCTACCTATTTCATTACCAAGTTCACCGACTCGGTGGAATTCCTTGCGCAGCAGAAACCCGCGCGCTTGTGGGAGTCCGCCATGATCCGTGGCGAAGCGCCGGGTTCCGGTGCCGTAGCGGTCGAGCAGTTCGGCGCCGTGACGATGCAACAGGTCACCGGCCGCCTGCAGTCGATCACCTTCACCGACACGCCGGCCGGACGCCGCTGGGTCTACCCGACCCCGTTCGCGCTGTACGATGCGGTCGATACCTTCGAGAAGCTCGAAATGGCCATCGCGCCGGACGGGTACATCTCGCAGACGCAGACCTTCGCCGCCAATCGCCAGAAGGACGACACCTTCATCAGTGCCTTCTTCGGCACGGCGCAGACGGCCACCACGCAGTCCGGTGGCGGTAATGCCCCGGCGACCGCGGTGACATTCCCCGCAAGCCAGATCATCAGCGTCAACTGCGGATCGTCGGGATTCACCGGCAGCCCGGTAACAGGCACGGGCGGATCAGCGACCGGCATGAACGTACCGAAGCTGCGCGGCGCCAAACAGGTGTTGCTGGCTGCCGAAGTGGACCTCGACTTCGAGACCGCCAACGTCGCCATGAATGCGCAGCAGATTGACAACATGCTCAATCAGGCGCAGGCGATTAGCCTCGACTTCAACGAAACCCCGGTCCTGGTCGATGGCCGCATCACGCGGTTCATGGGTTTTGACTTCAAGCACTCCGAGCGTTTGCCGCTCAAGACTGCCACCGTTCGCAAGAACCCGGTGTGGGTCAAGTCCGGCATGCACGGCGGCGTGTGGCAGGACATCACGACGGACATCCGCCAGAGCACCACGCTCGTCGGCTATCCGTGGCAGGTATCCGTGCAGATGATGATCGGCGCCACCCGGCTCCAGGAAGTCAAATGCGTCGAAATCGACTCGTCGGAGGCATAAGACATGGCCGCTGCAGTAAATCACAATCTCGGTACGCTTCTCACCAACACCTACGCCACCCCTCCGGTCTTCAATGCCACGGGGCAGGACCTCGTATCGGTCTACTTGAAGCAGGCCACCTGCGCGATCCCGGCGGTGGCCACGGACCTGGCGAATTCGACCTACGCCATGTGCCAGGTTTCCTCGTCTGACGTGCCGATTTCGATCAAGTTTTCTTCCACGGCACTGACGGCGGGAGCGATCAGCATCGGCTTGTTCCTGCCCAACACGGCGACGGTCGCGGCGACGAACAGCGACCACTTGTTCGTCACGTCGGTCAACTGTGCCGCTGCCGTGGTGGCGGTCGAGGAACGCTGGGCCAACAAGGATGTCACCACGCAAGGCCAGCGCATCTGGCAGTTGCTGGGCCTGACTTCCGATCCCGAGGCGATCTACGACCTGGCGTGCTACTCGACGACAGCCGCCACGGCCGCCGGTACGCTGGGCGTCATCTACACGTTCACCCGGTAAGGATCGAACATGGCCAACCAAACCGCCGGCATCAACGTGCAGGATCGCAACCCGTACAACATCACGGTGACGAACGCCGGCACGTTGGTCGGTAGCGACGTGGAACTGGTCTACAACCAGGCGACGGTCCTGTCGAGACAGGACCTCATCACCTGCGTCGAGCAGTTCCTGGAGTTCCTGAACACCGCGTCGGGTACTGCATTCGGGCCGCCGTAACATGGGAAAGCGTGGACGGCACACGATCTACGTCAGTACGGACCCGAACAACATCGTCCAGATCGGAACGCCGGGGCAGTCGATTTTCATCGGCTACCCTGGCCCGACGATTTACGGCGGGACCGGGACCGACACCAACCCTTCCGGCGTGCTTACCTTCTTGGGTGAGGCTACGGTAACATTCACCCCTACCACCGTTCCCGTCGTCGTGGAGTTCTGAAATGGCAAATGCCAATCTGGATTTTTCCGGCCTGACAGTCACTCGGACCTTCACGTATCCCGACGCATCAGGGACGCTTGCCCTGACGAGTGGCAGCACTTCCATCATCACGGTCGGCACGATCACGACCGGCGTGTGGCACGGCACGAAGATCGGCCTGGCCTACGGCGGCACCAACGCCGACCTGTCGGCCACCGGCGGCGCGCACCAGTTCCTGCGCCAGAATTCCTCCGGCGCCACGATCGACGTCGTACAGCCGGCGTTGGCCGACCTGTCGGACGCCTCGACCGTTGCGCTCAACGCCAGCTTGGGACTCGACGATCCGGGCATCTCCATCCCGACCACGGGCGGTACGGTCAATGTCGGCGGTGCGCAACTACTGGCCCTGACCGGCATTCGCCCGGCCGGAACGCTTGCTGCGCTCACGTTGAACTTCATCGACGGCATCCCGAATGCGGTGGCGAGGATTCTCAGTACGCAAATCCTCACCGCCGTCACCGTGACGGGCAATGTGGACCTGGATGCCACGCGCTCGCTCAAGGCTGGCCTGACGACGATGACGGCCAACCAGATCGTCGAATACTGGTGGGACGAATCCGGCTCCTCGCCGTGTTGGGTGCGCGCGGTGTAAGATGCCTTCATGGCATCCCAAATCGACATCTGCAACCTGGCGCTGGCCAAACTCGGCACGCAGGCGATCCCGTCGCTGACCTCGAACGACCCGAAGGCCGCCATCCTCAACCGCATGTATCCGCTGCTGCTGGCCAAACTGCAGCGCGTGTACCGCTGGAGTTTCTGCCTGACCTACGCCGAACTGCCGGCGCTAGTTGATGTACCGCTGTTCGAGTATAACTACGCCTACGCGCTGCCGACGGACTGCCTGCAGTTGTACCTGTGCGACGTGTCTCTGGGCAACAGCATCGACATCGGCATGCCGGGCGCGAGCATGGGCGACTGGAACTTCAATCGCCTGCAGAACTATCGCGTCGTCGGCCGGAATGTCTACACCTCCATCCCGGCGCCGTTGCGCATCCAGTACGGTCGGCTTGTCACGGATACGGCACAATTTGACGCGGCGTTCAATGAGTCTTTTGCCTGCTACATGGCATGGCAGTTATGCGAGCAGTTGACCGGCAGTGGCTCAAAGAAGGATGCCGCGGCCAAGGAGTACCAGTTCTCGATGCGCGAGGCACGCCTGGCCAACGCCGTTGAACTGCCGCCTGAGACGATCCCCGACGATACGTTCATGGGTTCCCGACTGAGTAGCTGAACCTTATGGCGAACTACAGCGCCACCTGGTCCAGCTTCAACGACGGCGAGATGTCGCCGTTGATGGACGGGCGTTTCGACTTGCCGCAGTACATGAAGTCCGGCAAGACCATGCTGAACTTCATCCCCACTGTGCAAGGCCCAATGGTCAAGCGGGGTGGCACGCGCCTGCTGCTGTTCTCCGGTCCTTTCGTGGACAACCCGCCGCTGACAGTGGCCTTCTCGCGCTCGCGTACGGAGTCGTACCTGATCGAGTTCGGCAACAACATCGCGCATTTTTTCTTCAACGGCGCGATCGTCGAGTCCGGGCCGAGTATTCCCTTCACGATCACCACGCCCTACGCCATCACCGACCTGTACAACGCCGACGGCACGCCGGCCCTTTCCTTCGCCGAGTCCATCGACCAACTTTACCTTGCGCACCCGGACTTCCCGCCGCAGGTGCTGCAGTTCCGCGGTCCGCTCGACTGGACGCTGACGCCGCTGGATTTCTTCGATGGCCCGTGGCAGGACGGAAATAGCGACAAGACGAATGTCATGTCGATTTTTGGGAACGTCACGGTCGGCAGCACGATCATCATCACCGCGACCAACGACACGTTCACGCCCGGGCACGTCGGTGGCCTGATAAGGATTCATCAGCAGGACCTGTCCCAACTCAAGGCATGGTATCCCGGCCAAAGAACCACGGGCGGCAACATCGCCATCGGCATCCAGGAACGCAGCGGCAACAACACCTATCAGGTCAAGGATGTCAGCCACGGTACATCGACAGGCACGGTCGATTGGGTCGAGACGGGTAGCGACACGCTGATCACCACCGACGGCGACCAATGGGACGGGCCGCAGGACATCGTGCCGAACCCGGCGACCGCAGGCCACTTCTACGGCCGTGGCGTGCAGTGGACCTATCAGGACTGCGGCTACGGCGTGGCGACGATCACGAATTTCTTCGACACCAAGACGGTGCAGGCCACGGTCACGCGGCAATTCCCCTTGGCGCTGTCGGGCGGCAATCATCCGTCCTACCGCTGGGAACTGGGCGCGTGGTCAGACGCCGCCGGCTGGCCGCGGCTGGTCACGTTCTTCAAGCAGCGCCTGGTCTTTGCCGGCATCGACCGGATCTGGATGAGCGTGTCCGGCGACTTCGCTAACTTTGCCGACTTGCAGTTTGGCCTGATCCTGACCGATTCGGCGCTCACGGCGCAGGTGCTGTCGGACCAGTTGAACTCGATCAACTGGCTGGCGCCGCAGAAGACGTTGCTCGTCGGCACCACCGGCGGCGAGTTCGTCATCAGTCCGCAGTCCATCTCGGATGCCTTCGGGCCGACCAACTTCCAGATCGACCCGTACTCGAACTACGGTGGTCGGCAGGTGGCGCCCATTCGCGTGCAGACCAGTACGATCTTCGCGCAGCAGAACGGCAGGGCGTTGCGCGAGTTCTCCTACGTCTTTACCTCGGATGCCTACCAGTCGGTGGACTTGACGCCCCTGGCCGAGCACATCACCGAAGGCGGTATCGTTGGCATGGCGTGGGCCAAGTTCCCGTATTACGTCGTGTGGTGCGTGCTGGGCAATGGCAAGATTGTGGCGTTCACGTTCAATCCCGAGCAGGCGGTGCGCTGCTGGCACGAACACGACATCGCCGGCAATGCGATCGTCAAGTGCGCAACCGTGATCCCCAGCGCTGACGGGTCCACCGACGACCTGTATCTTGTCGTCGGACGTACTCCCGTCGGCGGTGTGCTGCAGTATTCGATCGAGAAGATGGAATTGCCGTTTGACGCCAATGCCCCGGACGCACGCCAGCAGGACATGTTCTATGTCGATGCCGGCCTGACCGTTGACAACACGATTGATACCACGCTCACCCCAGGCGCAGGAGCGACGACCCAGGGCACAACCGGGGTGACATTCACGGCGGGGGCAGCCGTTTTTCTTTTAACCGACGTGGACCGATACATCGACTACGACTACGAAACCACTGTCACGAATGACAAGGGACTTGTCGTACCCGCCCCCGCTAAGGCGCGGGCGCAGATCACCGCGTGGGTTTCGACGACGCAAGTCACGGCGACGATCATCGCCGCATGGCCAAGCCTCGACCTCATCGACGCCGATGCGTGGCGCATGTCGGTGACGACGATTGCGAGCCCGCCGGCCATTTGGGAAAGCGGCACGGTGTCGATGTTGCTCGACGGCGCGGCGGCGCCGGACTTGAACTACCCGTCCGGCCCGATCACGTTGCCGTTCCCGGCATCGGTGGTGCAGATCGGGTTGAAGTCGCCGAGTGTGTGGCAATCGTTTCGACCCGAAGGCGGCGACCCCACCGGCAGCGCCATGGGCAAGCCGCGCAGGGTCATTCAAGCGTCCATCCGCGTCAACGACACCTTGGGCGTGGAGATTGGCCGCGACCTCGACCAGATGCAGACCATCGAGACGCGTCCTGCCGGATGGCCGGACGACGAACCGCCGCCGCTGTACAGCGGCAACCTACCGAACGATCCGACCACGCGCATCACCTTCGGCGGCGACTGGGACCAGGATGGCAGCATCATCATTCGCTGCCAGCAACCGCTTGCTGCTACTATCTGCGCGATTTCGGTGACGATCGACGAGGAACCGGATAACTGATCGTGGAAGTGCGCACTTTCCAGCCGCAGGACCTCTACGCCATTTCACTGCAGCCGGCGCAGAGGGGGATTCTGTACGACACGGTGATGGAGAAAGGCTATGGCGAGGCGCTGGCTGCCGTGGGCAAGTCGTATACCGCAACCCAGGGCGGTGAGGTCATGGCTTGTATCGGTGTTATTCCGCAATGGCCCGGTTATTGCCGTGCGTGGGCGCTGCTTTCTCGTGACGCGGGACGCTGCCTGGTGCCTCTCACACGCGGGGTTGCGCGCTGGCTGCGATTTCACAACGAGGGCCGCGTTGACACGGCGGTGCGTTGCGATTTTGACGCCGCCATCCGGTGGGCTGAAATTCTGGGGTTCCGTCAGGAAGGCACGATGAAGAAGTACGACCCGGAAGGGTCCGATTACTACCTTTACGCGCAGGTGATCTGACATGGCATTCGTCGTTCCTGTCATGGCATGGGCCGCGGCTAACATGGGCACCGTAGCGCTTGCCGCCTCGGCTGCCGTGGGGGCGGCGGGTGCGATTTCCTCGTCTCGCGCGCAGGCGGCGTCTTACAAGTCACAAGAGCAGGCGGCCAAGTACAATGCTGAAGTCAACATGGGAAATGCCACCGCGGCCGAGACGGCGGCGAGCGCGAACGAACTGGCGCAGCGGCGCCTGAACGACCAGCGCATGGGGGCGATGAGAGCACAAGCCGCCGAGTCCGGCGGGTTCGGAGGAACGAACGCCGAAGTGCTGAGCCAGTCGGCGACGAACATGGAACTCGACGCGCTCAACACGCGCTATCGCGGCCAGATGCAGGCACGCGGATTGCTGGCACAGGCGAATCTGGACGAGTACCAGTCGCAGGTTGCAGAGATGAACCGCGGTAGTTCGATTCGCGCCGGCTACATCGGCGCGGCATCGAGCGCGCTGGGCGCGGCGTCGAACTACTACAACTACCGCAGCCTCAACTATGGCGGTAGCGGCGGGATTTACGGCTGATGCCGAGCCTCGTCTACAACCAGCAGACCGATGTCCAGCCGGCAACCACGCCGGCCGACGCGCAGGGCGCGCACTTCACGCCCGCCGTGGGGCAGGCGGTCGAGCAATTGGGACAGGAAGGCACGCGGCTGGCCGCGGACTACAACCGCATCCAGTACATGCAGAAGGAGGCCGACGGCGTCGCCCAACTGCAGAAGAACATCTCGGAGGGCTATCGCAACTTCACCACGTCGATGGACGACTGGAAGGGCGACCCGAACGTCGTGCAGCAGAACGGCACGGGCCTGACGCAGAAGTTCGTCGGCACCTACGGCGACTGGCAGGACCAACTGATCCAGCAGCAGCCAACGCCGCGCCTGAAGCGCATGGCGGCCGAGCAGTCGCGCACGATGGGCGATCACTTTTTCAACCAGGCGCACAGTTGGGAGGTCGAGACCAATCGCGCATGGCGCGTCAGCAGCATCGACGATTCCATCAACACGGATGCCTCAACCATCCAGCAGAATCCGTCTCTGTACACGCAGATGCTGAAGGACAAGCAGGACGCCATCGACGCGATGCGTGACCTGCATCCTGCCGATCATGTTGCGTTGTCGAACAAGGTGCGCAATGTATACTCGGAAGCCGCCTTCATGGGCCATACGCAGGCGGCGCCGCAGGACGTTCACAACCTGCTGACCGGGCAGAAGCCGTTGCAGGCTGGCAGCATCCCGCAGAAGATCATTGCCGCTGCCAACGAAAAAGGCGTCGATCCCAAGGCGGCGCTGGCGTTCGCGCAATTCGAGTCTGCGGGAATGAATCCCGACGCGCAGAACGGACAGTCTACCGGCCTGTTCCAGATGCAGCCGACTACCGCGGCCTTTTATGGCGTGGCCAAGGAAGACCTGAAAGACCCGGACCAGAACATCAAGGCCGGTGTCGGCTACATGGCCGATAACCAGAAGGAGTTCAAGTACAACTTCAAGCGCGACCCGACACTGCCGGAACAGTACGCCATGCACTTGCTGGGTTCCGGTGGCGGCATGGCACTGGCCAAGGCGCCGGACAACGAGTCGTTCAACGACTTCGTCAACCGTGTGTACGCAAAACAGGGTCCGAAGTTCATTGAGCAGGTGCAAAACGCCAATCATCTGCAAAACATGACCGTTGGTCAGGTCAAGGCGACGTTCGCCGGCTGGATGAACAAGGCATCGCTGCAGACCGCGGGATTGGCGAATGCCCCGCCGCCCGGCGAGGTTCCACGTGAAACCAACGACTTGCCCGATTACATGCAGCAAGTGACGCCGGCCTTTCGCCAGTCGATGCTCACGCATGCGGACAATCTGCTGCGCAAGGACGATAGCGAGGCACGTGCGTTGCTGCACGGACGCATGCAGGACCAGAACGCCGCGGCGCAACGTGGCGAGTCGGTGCCCAATCCCATCACCGTGGACGATCAGGTCAAGGCCGGAATCCCTTACAAGGAAGCCGTAGCCAACCAGCGTGGTCTGGATGCGTGGCAGCAGTTCGGCGCGCAATACGCGCAGGTCAAGACGCTGCCGCCCGCGCAGCAACAGGCGCTGTACGATTCCAGCGCACCGACGCCTGGACAGCCCGGATACGCCACGGCAGCCGAAGCGCACGATGCGTTGGGGAAAGCCATCCTGCACGTGGACCAGCAGCGCCGTGACGATCCGATTCGTTACGACCAAGGTGATGGGCTGAAGACGACCACGCCGCTCGACCTCAACAAGCCGGACTGGTTCACGACAGCATTGAATCAGCGATACACGCAGGCCGAACAGGTCGCGCGCAATTCCGGTACGCCTTACACGCCGTTTTCCAAGCAGGAAGCCTACGAGATTGGCGCCAAGCTGACGGCGACCGATCCCAAGCAGGCGTTGGCGAACCTGTCGATGATGCGCAGCAGCGCGCCGAGCCAGGACTACTTCAATGCCGCGATGGGCCAGGTGGCCAAGGACCACCCGTTGCTGGCTGCCGCCGGACAACTCGCGCAATCCAACCCGACAGCGGCCTTCACCGTGCTGCAAGGTGATCGCATGCAGCATCCGCCGGATGGCAAAAAGGCCGATCTGTTGCTGCCGTCGCCTGAGAAGTTCCGCGAGCGGTGGAATGCGGACATGGGCGCAGCCTACCAAGGCTTGTCGCAAACCTCGGAAGCCGACAAGCAGGCGGTGATTGCCTACTACGTGGCCAAGGTTCCGCCGTCCAAGAATTCGGACAAGATCATCGATGAGGATACGTGGAAGGAAGCCGTGCAGGCCGTGGCGCCTTCAACGCCGTACAACGATCGCACCACGTTGGTTCCCGCCGGCAGCGACCCGACACGATTTGCCGACAACGTTGCCGCGCGCTGGGATGGCGCATTGCAGGCGCACGGGCTAGACCCGAAGGACTATCCCGCCAGCGCATTCCAGTTGGGCAGCGCGGGCATGGATGGCGTGTACGTGCCCTATCAAGGCACGACGCCGCTGACGGCCAACGGCCGTCCGGTAGTCATCGACCTCAATGCGCCCCAGCAGCCCCCGCCTCCACCGCCTGTCGCGCGGCCGCCGATGAAGGGCCGCAAGCTGACGGCGCAGGACATCAACCTCGACAACCAGCGGTTCCGGTAGAGCCTGTATGCCTCTTGGCCTCTATCCCAACGAGACACGCGACCTGCTGGCCGGCGGGATGGGAGAGGACATGCCGCCCGTGCAGCCGGGGTTCTTTCAAGGCGCCTTGGGCGCCACGCTGGAAGGCATTCCGAGGGGTCTGGAAAGCACCCGACAGGCCGTGGAGACCGGCGCGACCTCGCTGGTCACTGGCTTGCTGCCCAGTTCCGAAACGATGTTTCGTGCCGGTGCGATGGGCATGGCGGTGCCGGAATTGCCGATCAGCCCAGAGCAGATCGACTTAGATCGCGCCAACGCGGCCAATGCGGCGGTCAAGCAGTACACGCCGGACCCGCATACGGTCGGAACGGCGGGTCAGGTTCTCAACGGCATGGCGTCCGGCGTAACCCGGTTGGTTGCCGGAACGGCGTTTACAGGTTCACCGCTAGTCGGTGCAGCCCTGGTCGGCACCACGGAAGGCGCGGCCACGCACAGTGAATTGGTTGCAGCGGGCGTCGATCCGACGACGACCAATGTGTTGAGTGCCGGGAGTGCGCTATTCAGTGGCGCAGGCGCGCTATTACCGGGCGGCCTTGGCAAGACCCTGACGATGCGTTTGGCTACGGGTGCCAGCATCCAGTTGGAGGCTGGCGTAGCCAATCGCGCCATGATGCACACGGTTTTGGCCGAGAATGGCTACGACCAGATGGCCAAGTCGTATCAGCCGCTCGACGGCGCTGCCATGCTGGCCGACGCGGTGCTGGGCGCAGGCTTTGGTGCAGTGCATCACCTATGGGCCAAGCCCAGCGATATCGACGCTGCGCACGCGGTCAAGGACGCGCAGCAGGTCGAACGGGGCGCCGACGGTCCCGCGGCCGATCCGGTCAGCCGTACGAACATCGTGGACAACAACACCAAGGCTGCCGAAACCTTAGTCGCAGGCCGTGAGACGCCAGCGAACTACGGCGACGTGCGCGTGGTGCCTGATCCTGCGCAGGAAGCCGCCAGAGAGGCGACGGCGGCACAGGTGGATGAGGCAGGGCGGGAAGTGGCCGGCAAGCCTGTAGAGGCACCTGTCGAGCCGCAGACGCCTTCGGACATCATTGCGGCGCTCAAAGAGGAAGCCGCTCAAGGCACTGAAGTCCCCAAGTCCACCCTGTCTCGTGCTGCTCGCGCCGAAGAAGCCGCCACGGAAACCGCCGCACAACTCGACCCGGCGACGCAAGAGGCCGTCGGTCAGGCGCAAGAGGCGTTGACGCGGCATGAAGGCTTGCAGATCGAGGACGAGAATGGGCGCATGGTCGATGCCAACGAGGCATTGCAGCGTTCGCTGGACGACATCAAGAATGCACAGGGCGACAGCGAACTGCATCGCATTGCCGCGGCGTGCCTTGGGAGGGGATGATGCGTAACGACTGCGTTCGAGCCGTAACCGAAGCCGCCATCAAGGCAGGCAGGTCATTGACGGCCACCGATCTTGCGGGCATCGAAGGGCGCATCCGGCAGGCGCTGCGCGACAACGCGCGCGAGAACCTGGACGCTCACCGTGCCATGACGCCGGCCGAACAGGTCAGCGCCGCAGCCGACCGCGTGGCCAAGGACATCGAGTTCGAGCACCAGCGCGCGGCGGCCAACGTGGCGCGGCAGATCATCGCGCACGACCGCAATCAAGGGTTCGTCGATGCGCAGGCGGCCAAGGGCATGCGCCGCACCGACGCGGTGCAGCACATCATCTTCAACTTCCTGACCGGCAAGGGCGGCTTCAGGACGCTGGAGCAGAACTTGGAAGGCGTCGTGCGCAGTGCCAAGGCGAAGATGGAGCCAATCGCGCAGGCGACGCAACGCTTCCTGGGGTTCTGGACGGACAAGGCGCGCGTGCGCAATATCGTGCGCGAACTGTACGGTGAGGATACGCACGACTCGCAGGCGCGCGAAGTCGCAAAAATATGGTCGGATCAGATTGCCGAACCGCTGCGCAACCAGTTCAACGAACTGGGCGGGGCGATTCGCAAGCTGAAAGGCTGGGCTGTGCCCCAGGACCATTCGATGTGGAAGGTCAACGACGGCACGGCGAACGCGACGAACAACTGGATCGACTACGTGTTACCCCGGCTTGATCGGGGTCAGTACGTCAAGGCCAACGGCGACATGATGAGTGAGAGCGACATGCGCGCGTTGCTGGCCGAGTCGTGGCTGTCGATCACGACCGATGGTGCGTGGAACACACGGCCCGGACAGAACGGTGGCTCGCTGCGCAATCGCGGGCAGGAACGGCGCGTGCTGCACTTCAAGGACGCCGACAGCTACCTCGACTACCAGGCCAAGTACGGCGAGCGGTCGTTGCTGGAAACCATGAACTCGCATATCGAGGGCATGGGCAAGAACATCGCCGCGCTGCAGACGCTGGGGCCGCAGGCGGAAGCCGGATTGAAGGCATTGCTGGATGATGCGGTACAGAAAGACACGGCAGCCGGCATGCCCAAGGATGATGCGCAAAAGGCACGGGACAAGGCGGAAATCGGTTTTGCCTTGGCCAGTGGCAAGATGGGACAAATGGGCGATCCGCGCGTGTCCAAATGGTATCAGACGGCGCGCAGTTTCCTGTCGGCCGCACGTTTGGGCAGTGCTAGCCTGTCGGCACTGACCGACAGCAGCAACGGCATTGCCGTGGCGAGAGCATGGAACATCCCAGCCATCGCCAGTTGGGCCAAGTGGGAAAGCAAAGCATGGTCTGATCAGGAATTCCGCCAGTTCATGCGCAGCCAAGGTGTCGGTGTCGAGGCCATCACGCACGCGATCAGCCGCTACGGGGAGGAGGTTTTTGGGCATGGATTTTCGTCCAATCTGGCCAACACTGTCTTTCGTGTCAGCGGCCTTAACCTCATCGACAATGTTCGCCGGGTGGCGACGGGTGCCATGCTATTCGATCGCATCGGCGAGTTGGCCCGAACTCACGAAACTCTGGACGCGGCGCACCCTGACGATGTTGCCCGTCTACGCAATGCGGGCGTAGATGCCAAGACCTGGGAAGTGTGGCGGCAGGCCGCGCAGGAGGCCGGCGAGGGGCAGATGATCACCCCGGCCGGCATAGCCCGCTTGGCCAATCGCAGCGACAACGTGAAGCGCGATGCGATGCAGGCGCTGGTCGGCGCCGTCAGCCGCGACATCGACACCGTGGTGCCGATGCCGACGCTGAAAGCGCGCAGCAGCATCGAATACCAATTGGCGGGGCTGCGCGGCAAGCCCGGCGGCGAACTGGCGCGCAGCATCCTGCAGTTCAAGTCGTTCCCACTGGCGATGATTTCCAACCACTGGCAGCGCCTGCAGTCCATGCCGACGCCTGTGGGTAAAGCAATCTATGCCGCCGAACTTATTGCCACCAGCACGCTGCTGGGCGCGGTCAGTATCCAGTTGAAGTCGCTGGTCGCCGGCAACAATCCGCAGGACATGAAAGACCCGAAGTTTGCTGCGCGCGCCTTCGTGCAAGGGGGTGCCACGGGCTTGTACGGCGACATGATAGCGGGCCTGTCAGCGATCTCTCCGTACAAGGTCAGCTTGCCGGATCAACTGGGACCGCTGGCTAGCACGATGTCCGATGCCTACGACCTGTCGCGCACGGCGTGGAATTCGTATGCCGATCCGGAGAAGAAAGCCAACTTGGGTGGCGAGGCAACGCGCTTCATCAAGGGCAATACGCCGTTCGCCAATGTGTGGTGGGGTAAAGCTGCCATCGACCACCTGATTTTCCAGCGCCTGCAGGACTACTACAGTCCCGGCTATGCCGACCGCATGCAGCAACGCACGCAGAAATTCTACAACTCCGGGCAATGGTGGCGGCCTTCAACCGCTGCCAGTCCGGCGCAAGTGATAACATCGACGAAGGGTATAACGACGCCGCGGGCGCCGGACCTGACAACTGCTGTTGGTGGAGGCCGCTAAAATGCCCGTAACTACCGCGTATTCCCCTATTTCGTATAGTGGCAATGGCGTTACTAACGCCTTCCCAGTCACATTTCAATTTCAGCTGCAGACCGACCTCGTGGTCAGCACGCTGGTGGTGGCGACCAACGTCTCGACGCCGCTGGTTCTTGGCACCGACTACACGGTCTCGCCCACGCTCAATTCGCCGGCCAGCACGGGCACGGTCATCACGACGGTTCCGGTAGCGACTGGTAGCGACCTTGTCATCGCACGTTCTACCCCGGTCACGCAGTTGACGACCTGGGTGCCGAACGATCCGAACCTGTCCACCAGCACGATGAACGCGGTGGACAAGCTGACGATGGAAATGCAGGAAATCGTCGGCGGCGGTGGCACGCTGCCTGACAGCGCGCTGGGCAATGGCACGTCCAGCACCGACACGTTCCTGCGCGGGGGCACGCCGCGGGCGTGGTCGAACACGCTGATTGGCCCTGCCGGTCCCGGCACCGTCCCTGTGGACGCGCAGTCACTGCTCAACTTGCAGGACGATGGCGTTGCAGCCATGCGTGTTTTGTCCGGCGCAACGGACATTAGCGCCTATCGCTTTGGCCACGACGGTGCAACGAATGCATGGGACATGCAATGGGGCTACGACCCGGTCACGGGCAAGATCGGTTGGTATGCGTTCGGCGGAAGTGCGCTTGGCACGTTCGACTCCAGCGGCAACGTGGACATCACCGGCGCTTACACCGGCCACGCCGATGCGTCACTGATCGACAGTGGCACGATCGCGCTGGCACGGTTGGGCACGAATTCTCCGGCATCGAATCTGTTCCTCAACGGCGCGAACCAGTGGTCTGTTCCAGCCGGCGGCGGGGGCGTCAACACGACTACCACCGGCACGTTCGTCATCGCGGCTGTCAGTAGTTCGCAGACGGTTCCGGTAACAGCCACGACAGGTATTGCAAATGGCACGTACCTGCAAATCTCCGACGGCACGCATACCATCATCGGGCATGTGACGAACATCGCCAGCCTAAACCTGACCGTTGTCACGGACTCGATCGTCCTGGGTAGCGCGGGCAATACGATGGCTAGCGGCGCGGCGGTGCAGTTGTCCACCGTACCGGGACAGAACACGGTGCTGGTGTCGGACCTCGTCGTGACATCGACGCCCGTCACCAATATCCATTTCCTCAACGGCAGTTCCGCAGGCGCCGCCGGCAAGTCGCATGTCACGTCCTATATCTCGTCCGTCGTCGCTGGCTTGGCCAACATCCAGGGCTACCTGGCATCCGGCGTCAGCATTGCCGAAGTCGTTTTCAATCCAGTGCCGGCGTTCCCCAGGACATTGGTGGCAGACGCCAGTTCTGGCGTGCCGCATGAAACTCTTACTGGCGCCGCCGGTACGCCGTTGCGCATTACCACCAATGGCCTCTCTGCGGATTTTGGACAGTTGCAGGCGGCTCTGGCTATTGCTGCGGGCACCATTACCCCGGCTCTGTTCAATGCCACGAATTCGCTGACCAACGGCTATGTGCCAAGCTACGACAGCGGCACGGGACATTTCACTTGGGTTGCCAACGGCGGCAGCATCCCCGGCGGTGGCGATGCGGGCAAGTTCTTCCGCGGCGACAACACGTTCACGAACGTACTGGACATCAGTGCCGACAGTGGCGCAGCCTCGATCGGGTTGACGCTCGCGCAGGGCGATGTCAACGGCGACTTCGGTAGCACCTTCGGCGGTGCCGTCAACGGCAGTTATGCCTTCTGGATCATGCAGAAGAAAACGGCAGGTGTATGGGGCACCCCGGCGACATTCTGCAACTACCAGATCGGCAGCGGCATCGACGCAGGCGTGCTGTCCGTGGGGGCGCCGTGGGTCAATCCCGACGGCACGAATGTCGAGCGGTTCTACGCCAATGGCCTGATGCGGACCAACGCGGGCCTGCGCAGCGTGTACGGCCCGCTGTCGCTGATCTATGAAATCGCGGCACCCGCCAGCCCGCTGACCATCGACCTCGTAAACGGTGCCTACCAGCGCATCAGCAGCCTGGGGTTGGCCCTGACGATCGCTTTGGCCGACACGACGCCGCTGCCGACATCCGTGCGCTACGAGAGCGAACTGACGCTGGAACTGAATCTGTCGAGCCACGACATCACGTGGCCCGGTACGATCACTTGGGCCAATGGTGGGACGGGGCCGACCATTGCCAACAGCGGCTTGAACGCCACGGGCATCAATATCATCAAGTTGATTCGCCGACAGGGGCAGACACAGTGGATTGGTTACGAGAACCCGAACGTGGCTGGCGGCGGCACCGGAACGGTCACGTCGATCACGGCAGGTTCGGGCCTGTCCGGTGGAACCATCACCACGTCCGGCACGATTGCGATTGGCGCGGCGGCCATCACCAGCACGATGTTCCAAAGCGGCGCGGTGGACAACAATGCGCTGGCCAGCGGCATCCAGATCAGCAAGCTGCTGGGCGCCGGCAGCAGCACGACGACGTTCCTGCGCAACGACGGGAACTGGGCAGTTCCTCCCGGCACCGGTGGCGGTGGCGGTGGCATCAGCCCGAACAGCCCCAATACGTGGACGGCGACACAGACGTACACCAGCGCGGGCGTTATTGTCTCTGCTGCGCTCAATACCTTTAGCAACACGAACACGTTCACGCCGCCGTCGTGGACCAATACGCTGGCAGGAACCGGGGTATCGACAGGCTACACCGATGGCAGCAGCGGTGCCAAGGAAGGTATCTCCAGCCGCATCTTCGACAACCATCTGACGGCCGACTACATCCCGATTTCGAGCTACCACGTTACCTATGCGAACCGCTCGAACGCATCGGGCAATGACCAGCACTATTTCGACATCCGTGGAACTGCGGGACCATTGGGCAACTTCAGTATTGCCGACACGGCCATCACGCAATCGGCGAATGTCAACGGCGATAGCCGCGATGGCATCTGGCTCAACTCGTGGGGTCCGTGCATTGTCTTTCAGTCCACGCCGGCCACGTACACGACAGACTCCACGACGACGACGCACAACTTCGCCAGCGGCACAATCCGCGGTGGCGAGGTCAACTACGGCAATGCGTGGTCCGAACTGGGCTTCGTGGACGATCGCGGCCTGTCCAGCTTCTACTGCGGCATCGAATTCTTCCCCGACTGGCTGCCCGGTACGATTGCCGATTTCTACAGCGGCAGCCCGCCACCATTCCAGAAGTTCAATGCCCAGTGGGCTATAGCTATTGGTGGCGCGGCTCCTGGCACGCTGGGTGCTGCGCCGAAGAACTGGATCGGCCTGCTTGTCGGCAAGGATGGTATTGCGCCTGGCGGCTTGGCGCTCAACCTGCATGGCGGCACAGTATCCACGACGACTACGGGCACGTTCACGATGGCTGCCGTTGGCGCATCGCAGACGGTATCGGTCACGTCCACGTCGGGTATCAGCGCTACGGCCGGCAGTCTGACCGGCCTACAGATTAGTGATGGTACACACACGATCCAGGGCCATGTCACCAACATCGCCAGTCTTAATCTAACTGTCGTTACCGATTCCATCATTGCCGGTACCGCGGGCAATACGATGGCCTCTGCTGCCATCGTGACAACGGCGATGGCTGCGGCCATCAACCTGCAGAACTACATGGGTACCGGCATCAACTTTGCCGGCAGCGCAGGTGGTGCACCGGTAGGAACCGGTGGCGGCACGGCGGCTACCTTCACCAATACGGGCGCTCCGGCAATCACCCTTGCCGATGATCAGTCGATCAAGTTCGGCAGCATCTGGTTGCGCGGGCATTCCAGCACGTTGCAGTACAGCACCAATGGTACTTCGTGGTCCACCTTGACGCTGCCGTAGCATGCCCATCGACCCGCTGCCCTCGCCGCCGTTATGGCAGAACACGCTTGACCTGACCTCGGCGACAATCCCACCGGGCAAGACACTGCTGGGGCCTGACGGGGGTGGCGGGACAGGGCCTGCCGGGCCAACGTGTCCGACTGGCGCTACTGGCCCTGCAGGGGCAACGGGTGCCACGGGAGCGACTGGCCCTGCCGGTGCTACCGGCGCCACCGGTGCTACAGGGCCTGCCGGCGCAACAGGAGCCACTGGGGCAGTCGGCGCCACAGGAGCCACCGGGGCAGCAGGTGCGACAGGGGCCACGGGTCCGACAGGCGCTACTGGGCCTACGGGTGCCACGGGGCCGAGTACTGACAACCCCATCGCCGGGTTGAACAATGGGGCTATTGCGATTACCTCCGGCAGCTATGTGGTCGAGATTCCTAAAATCCGGTTTACGGCCACCTACACCGGCTGGAGGATTGTCGGTGATCAATCGGGAACCATCACTGTATTGGTAGAGCGTGCGACCTATGCGAATTATGACACCATGAGTACACTCGTGACCGCAACCTGTACGACCGCGATCAAGGCCGAGGCGACGGGATTGACCCTTAGCCTGACTGCCGGGGATGTCCTGCGCTGCACATTTTCCGGCAGCGTGAATTTCAAGCGTGTTGCATTCCAACTGGTGCTATAAATGGCAATCCTTCATCTTAACGAGTCGTCCTCTGGCGCAACGCGATGCTCGGGCACGAACGGCGATTTGAATGCGCTGCTCAAATGGGCCTTGGTTACCAACGGTGGCTGGACCAACCCATTCACGGCGACGAATGCCGACATCTTCAAGCCGGCATCTGGGAACCAGCTATTGCTTTTCGTCAATCACGACAGTACGGTATCCGGCGATGCCCGCTATGCGCTGGTGCGTGGTTGCGAGTCGGCAACGGGCGCAGGTACTGGCACCATTACCAATCCCTTCCCGACCGTGGCGCAGATCGCCAATGCCAGCGCTAACTGGGGCGTGTCCAGCGTCGCCAGCACGACGACGAGAAACTTCGATATCTACGTGGCCCCCAGTTGGATGTTCCTGGTCATCTTCACGACAGGATCGACCATCTCCGATATCGGGTTTTTTGGCGACATGTCGCCCAGCATTGCCGCCGATACCTGGTGTACGGCCTGTTCGACGCGGAACCTGAATACCGCGCCTTCCGGCGTGCTTGGCGGCCAGATGGGGACGGCCAGCGCCACGACCAGCAACCTGTTGTTCTTCGTTCGCAGCATCGACGGGACGGTCAATTCCACGCATGCCTCGATGAACCTCGACAACGGCGTGACGACCATTGGCAACTACACGGCGGGTGCCACGATGCAGAACGGCATCACGGCATTGATAGACCGCCAGAAGGTGTCGGTAACCGACTCGGGAGCCACGACGACGACTTTTGCAGCCGCCAAGGGTCACTTCAAGCGCGCCTACTGGCCGAACCTATGGTCGCCTTTGCACAGTGGGCTTGGGGCTGTCGCTGCCCGCGACACCTTCACGGACACGGCCTACAATGCAGGTGCGACCTTCCGCGTGTTTGCCGGTTCGACCGGGTCGCTGATCGTCGAAGAATCGAACACCTGGAGCCCTCCGGTCGTATGAGGCGTGTATGGCCGCACTAGGAAACGTCGGCAAGGGCTTTGCCATAAGCCCAGAGTGGTTTGCCCTGAGTGTGTTCGACGTGCCCAAGGCTCCGACTTCGGTCACGATGACGGCAGTTTCCTCTTTTCCCGCCACTGTTGTCGTCCTATACTGGCACGGAGTACCGATACCCACGACAGGAGGCCCTGGTGGCAGGACCTTGACAGATGCCAGCGGCAACTGGTTTTTTTACGACATGGACGATTCAGGACTGTTCCCCTACTACATTTATGCCTTGGGAACAGGAGAGGACTGGTCGGCCACTGTGGTCGGCAACGTCGTCGTCGTCACTCAGCTTCACGCGGCGAATCGCGCGGTGGCGTATGCGTATTGCTGATCAGCCCGCAATAGTCGCACTGCGGTGTCGGCCAGCGTGCGCCGCACTGGGGGCAGGTCTGCGGATGCGCCTGCAATGCAGCGAGTTGGTCGCGGAGTTGGTACAGTTCCTGATACACGCCATGCGTAATGCCAGCCTTGCTCAGTGCCCAGTCACGTTCCTCCCGCAGCCGTGCGAGTTCGCCTTGTAGCTGTGCGAAGACGGCTTCAAGGGTTTCACGAACTGCGCCTGACAACGGCGTACCTTTGGTCAGCACATCCCCGAATAGCCGCCTGACGGCTGTTGCAACCATTGCATCCGTTACCTCGCCTGACTGCGAGGGAGCGGATGGCGGTTGTGGGGCGGCGTAGAGTGGGCGAATTTCGATGGTCTTGTATCCTTCGGCCACCATGCGACGCGCTTTGTCGATGTCGCGCTGGCTACTGTTCGTTTCCCAGTCACCCCAAATTCGGTTTTCGGAATACCGCTGCCGAATCTGCCACGCTACCGGCTCTCCAATCGCGCCTACCTGCGCATCAGGGGCACTGCGGCTGTTGCGGCTGGCGTCGTATTCAGTGAGGATGTCTTCGCACATGTGCCGCACTGAAATCTGCCCCATGAAAGGTTCTAGTGGTGATTGGTTTGCGAGCATCTGTTGAATGCTGCGCACGATAGCAGCCATCCTGTCGATCAGCGCAGCATCCGTGCGACTGCCCTCGGGATGTAACTGCCTGCGTGAGATGGGTGGGATCATGGCTGCGGTTCCTCTTGTGGAGGTTCTTGTTGTTCCTCCTGTTGCTGCTGTTCGTAGTGGATGCGCTGCATTTCCAGCATGTACGCCTCTTCCTCCTGCGCCTCTTCACGGCGGTTGCGCTCGCGACGAACTTCCGCCGCATATCCGTCAACGCATTCGCTTGGGTATCGACCATTCATCCGGCAATCGTCTGCGCACTCGACGGCGCGTTCTGGGTCATAACCGCGTCGCCATGCTTCGTAATACACGTCTGCGCGGTATTCGTTACGTTCGTCACGTTCCTCTTCTCGGTACCTACTCACTTCACTTCCCCTTGTTCGTCTGAGACGGCTGGACTGGTGGGGCGCTCATGGCCGGTTGCATCTATGACATCTCTGCATTTTGGACAAATAAGCCCAGCAAACTTTCCGTGCGTTCCCCACCCTGAAAGCTGCTTAGTGCCGATGCCACATGATGCGCATGTCTCAATTATTGGTGCTATTGGCGGATTCGGTTTCTGTTGCCAGCCGATTAGTTTTGGCGATGTGTGCCATGGGCACGCCGGATATTCATTCGGATGACCGAGTGATGGCGTTATTTGACCATCTGCCGCAATCGTGTGATTCACCGCATTCAACGGTTTGCCGCAATCCGGACACCATACAATCGCTGTCCAGCGTGGGTTATCGCCTAACTGGTCAATCAAGGTATACGACCAATGACCGCGACCTTTGCCTTCTGGAATGTCAGTCAGCATTGTTATCCTTCCGTTCAACCGCCCTCTGCAACCGCTCGACCTCGGCACTTTGCGCACTAAGCTGCGCAGTGAGGCGGTCGCGTTCCTGAATTAGCAGGCCGATGCCGCACAGTAGTTCATCTATCGGTAGCATGTCATTCGATTCAGTCCAGCGTATGTGGTGTCTGACATACCGGTAAATCGTAGACCAATCCTCCCTAAGCCGCGCGTGGTCGGCACTGAGGGTACGCAGCATGTCGGCAAAACTATCTTCGCGACCGTCCAGCGCAAACATGTCTAGCGCGCAGTCGTCGATAATCTGTTCCACTTCCTCGGGGGTGGTGGTCATGGCGTCACCAGCGTCATTATTCGGCGCACCGCATTGTCTTGTGCTTTGGTTAGTATTTCGTCGTGGTCTTCGCGCCCGTATTGGTCATCGCCCCAACTGGCGAATAATTGCTCAAAGTCTGCATCGCGAACCATTGCAGCAGCCATTTCAAGCGCAATGCGATTGGCGTTACGCTGATTGAATCTTTCGCGCGGTGGCACGGTGTCAGTCTTCATGGGGTGGCTCCGGTAGGGGTTGCCAAATTACGATTGTCTTGGACTTTGCAAACTGTGGCACCCAGTTAGTGGACCACCAATCACCAAGCCACCATCCAACTGTTACAGCAACGCCATCCGACAGCAAGATTCGAGTTCCATCTTTCGGCGCAGTCTCAATCGGCTGCCACCCATCCGCCGTGTTGCCCGCAGTCGGCTCACAAGGCGCAGCAAGGGGTTGGGCGCGGGTGTTCCAGTATGAAATCTCTAACCCTTCATCCTTTTTAAGACTCAGGAAGCACTTCCGATTGGAACACGTTGCGTAAAACTTGCCGGCCATTTTTACTCTGCGCCCCGGCGATCCGCAAAACGGACAGGGAAGCAGGCTTGGTGCCGCAGGAACAGAGAACTCGCGGTCAGGAGTCATTGCTCGAACCCTCCACGAAAGATGATCCCGTCGCACACCAGCTTGCGATCGGTAGTCCAGCGCATCGGCGTACACGGCGCATGCACCGCGACGTGATCGACCAGGAGTAGCGATGTGCCAGCAGCCGCGGCAAGCCTGCTGCAAGCGATGGCGAGCAGTCCGACGACCAGGGTTGCGGCGACCAGGCGCCACAACGTGCGCACGCTCAACAGCAGCGCGGCGCCGATGCTGAAACCGACGATGGCGATGAGGGTTACAGTGTCCATGATGCGTCATACCTCTTGAGAGACTTCCAAAGGTCCAGCGCCTTACTGAAGACTTCCCAGCCATAGGCAATATCGTCTGCCGACCAGACGTGGCTAGCGACCTTGCCCGGATGCGTTCTGGACACGAAGATGTTGGCGCATTGTGTAGGCGAGAACAGTGGCGGGTCCATGTCGAATGTTTGGAACGGTCGAATGCCAAGACCCACCTGATACGCCGCCAGTTGCCAATGCTGATCCCACGCGAGTTTTTTTTGCTTGCCGTAGGCGTCTACCTCAGTGAAGTCGCCGTCGCGGCCTTTGTAATCAACCACGATTCCGGTGGATGGCGAGTGCAGGTCAGTGGCGCCGCCGAAGCCAAGCGGATGAGCAAAGGTCTTCTCGCTGATCCAATCATCGACATCGGGGAACAGGCGCTTGATTTCGGCCAGCGTGGCAGCGACATGCGGCACAAAGCGTTCAGGATAATCACGCCCATCAAAATGCGCTTCAATGGCGCGATGGATGCGCGTGCCTTCGGCGGCTGCGTTCAATGCCTGCTGCTTGCTGTCATCCATCACGCGCGCCAGATAGACCTCCTCCGGCTCGTCGGGAATTCGCGGCAGCGTAAGCGCCGACAGGATACCTTGTTCCACTTTCCACTTTTCCAGCGCCGGCTTGGCGATGACTGTCAGAACAGTCGTCACGCTCGGCACCAGTTTCAGGCCACGATCCCAGCGCAGGTTGATGCCACGCTCGCCACCGGACTTGTTCGGGACCGTGTAGCATGGCGATCCATCACGGCGATACCAGTGGCCCGATTCGGCATCGGCTTTCGGTGCGATGACGGCGCTCACGACTTCACCTCCGCTGCGCGATAGGGCGTACTTCTCCATTCCTCGATCCTGTCAATGTGATAGTCACACTTGAACACGCCGATGCGCGCGACCTTCACTCGGGACTGGACCTCCTTGATCTTAGACTGCAGATGATCCTCGCTGTCGCAGGTCAGTATCTCCGGCTTGGCGGAATCCTGTTCGTAGTTGACGCGCAAAAGGGCGTAGCACATCACCCTGCAACCAGTTTCCGGCGCTTGATTTCCTTTAGCACGGTCTTGTAATCCATCAGGCCATGCGTCCATTTCTGCATCAGCGTGTCGATCTTCAACTCGTCTGCGGTTGACTTCCGAGACGCCCAGCCGTTGCTGGTTTGTTCCCATGTTCTACCATTGCCGTTTGGCATGATGTTCTCCAGAAAGTGCGGCGCGTCCGTGCGCCAGTGGTCGATCAGAACGGGATTTCGTCGTCGAAGTCCGGCCCTGCAGAAGCAGACACCGTGGCCTTGGGATTGCGCGGACGACCGGCTTCCTGATCTGCTGCGGCATCTTCCGGGTCAGCAGCAGGCTTGGCCGCAGCCTTACCCTTGGGCGCACGCAGGCGCAGCCCACCGACGACTTCGCCGCCGAATTCGACATCTTCGTCCACATAGACGACCATCTGCTTGCCGATCCAGCCGTCGCTGTCGTCGCCGTGCGCCTTGGCGATGCGCTTCAAGTTCGTCGAGTTCAGCACCATCGGCTTGTCGAGTTCGGCAAAGACAGCGACCCACTTCATGTCGCCGGACTGGTTCTGGCTCACATCTGCCGTGGTCAGCTTCTTGATCGTGACCAGGACCGGCTCGGGTACGTCGGACTGCTTGATGTACTTGCTCGGGAGCATTTCGGAGATTTTCATGTGCGAGTTCCTGTGTGAGTTTGAGTTGAGTTTAGTTGGTTGCCCGGATTAAGCGCCGGGCACGCTGCGTTGCACTTCATCAAGGGGAGTTTTGCGTTGGCGTTCGTGTCAGCGTCTATCCTCCTTTTTGCGAAGTTCATGGGCGTCACCAAAAACGAATTGACTCGGAACCCATTTGTCTTCAACCTTGGCGTAGCAGCCAAAGCTGTACTTCGTTTCGTAACCTGTTGCGGCCTCGAAGCCTTTGCAGGTTGCGTAATCGCCACCTATTACGACCAATGCAATGAAGCCAAAAATCATTCCGACCATAACCGCAATCGGTAGACCAAATTCACGAAATTCTTGCCACATCAGTCTTCTCCACGTCCGTTGATACAGGGTTGATGCTCGACGGCTTCCGCCGCAGCATAGCGTTCGTTGTCGTCCTGCGGCACCTTGCCGAACAGGCGCAGGTAGGTTTCTTCCAGCGCACGGTCACGCCTCTCATCTTCCGTGGGGCCGTACAACTGCTGCAGCAACACAGGCGTCACGGTGCGGACCTTGTGGCTTGCATGCCGCTGTTCCCAGTCGTGTTGCGACTTGTTGAAGGATTTCATGCGTGATCCTCATAATGCGCCCCGACCAGCAGGATCAGCGCCATGCCGACGATGCCGACGATGCTGGCGACAACGAAGTCCGTCTGCGCTGTGTTGTAGCAGGCGACGACAAGAATGGAAGCAATCAATCCGATGAATCCTGCTGCCTGGCGTTCGTTCAGTTCCATCACAGCCACCCGTTTGCGAGGCCAGCTTCGTGCCACTTGGCGATGACTTCGGCGTGGGTGTGGGTATTGTTATAAGTGACGATGTCATGCATGGCCCTCGACAAGGCGCAATAAACTTTTATATGCCGCTTATCGCTATGATCACGGTTGACCAACATGAGGGATGCGCCATGCGAACAGTACTGATCGCGTCCATCTCTTACCCGGTGAGTGGCGCCCTGACACCAGTCGCGCTCATCCGCAATCAGCGCCAGCGCCTTGCGGAACAGCACGCCTTCCGGGCTATTGAATCGCGGATCGGCCGGGACTTCGGTCGGCTGGAACTTGCGCAGCAGCGCATCGACTTCGCCTTGGATGCTGGACAGGGTTTCGTTTAGTTTGAGCATTTCAGTCTCCTGTTGACGTGGGATGCAAATTAACTTATATTCGCGGCCATGTCAACTACTTTACACATCACGAAGGAACGGGCCATCGAACTGTTCGGCTCGCCGCTGGAACTGGCCGAAGCCCTTGGCATAGAACGTGCCAATGTGTACATGTGGAAGGATGGCGAACCGATCCCGCAGAAGCATGCGCTGCATATCCGTTTCGTCTTGAAGCCGGAAGCGTTCAACGGGAAGCGCAATGCACGTTGATGACCACTACGAACGTCAGCACACGCGCCAGCCACACAAGCACATCTGGCAACGCGAGACATCGCAAAGCGCACGCTGCGCTTGTGGCGCCCGCGCCGGCGTCCTGACCGACAGCGACTTGCATCCACCAGGCATGAGCGACGAGGAATGTGCAGGCATCCTGCGGGGCGAGCCGTGGACGAAGTGGGCGCCCGTGCCTCGTTTACCGAAAGGGTGGCGCGGAAGATGACTCTCACTGTATTTATCCCCATGAAGGCCAACGGCAACCAGAACAATCGTGAACACTGGGCGGCCAAGGCCAAGCGTGTCAAGAAGGAACGCAACTGGGCATGGCTGATGACGCCTATGGTCGAACTGCCGTGCGTGGTGACGCTGACGCACTGCGGCTCGCGGCAACTGGACGACGACAACCTGCGCGCTTGCCTCAAGGCCGTCCGGGATGGCGTCGCGGATCGGCTGGGCGTGCCGGACAACGACCCCCGCGTGCAGTGGCGCTACGACCAGGCCAAGTGCAAGCGTGTTGACGTTGGCGTGCGCATCGAATTGGAGAAGGTGGCGTGCCTATAGTCTTTTTTGATGAAGCTTCCAAGAAAGCGTTCGGCAATCAGGAAGAAAATGAAAGATTGCTCAACAAGCATCTTGGTAAAATATATTTCGATGCAATGGAGCGCCTGTATCAGATGGAAAGGATGATGACTATCCTTCGCAAACTGTGCGATTCAAAAAGGAAGATGTCGTGAACTTCACGAAGCATCCAGTAGATAACGAGGGCTGGACAGATTGGCTGCGGCCACGCCAGAGGATGTATCGCCTGCGTTGCTGTGATTGCCTTCTGGTTCACGACATGCAGTTCAAGGCACAGATGGGGCGCGTGTTGTTTCGGGCACGTCGCAATGACGAACTAACTGATGCAAGTCGAGCCAAGAACCCGCATCGGGTACAGAAAGCATGGGCACGGAGGAAGGTAAAAACCAAGCCTTCGCCATTGCTGACGTTCAAGGCGACATGGCGGGCGGTCGAATGCCCAAAATGCTTTTCTCCTGCCGGTAAACGATGCACGACTGGCGGCAGCATCCACGTCGCGCGCATCGCGGCAGGCAAGGCGGCGCAGGGCAAGAGGAATAACCGGAAGGGGAGTCGGAAGTGACGCTATCCATATTCGACTGCCCCTATCGCAGTGAAATCATGGCGGCCATGCACGCCTACCTGCCGACATGGGACTACCTGTGGGGCGTGGCGCAGTTGTATCAGGAGTCCCACTGGGACCCGGCAGCGCTGAACAAGGACACCGGCGCGGCCGGCATCGCGCAGTTCATGCCGGACACGGAGGTCGAGGTCTTCCAGCAACTGGGCTTCCCGCACTCGGCCACGGCCTACGACCCGGTGTACGCGATCCCGGCATATGCCTACTACATGAAGAAGATGTGCCGGACCTGGACTTCCAAGCGTAGCGACGACGAGCGGCGCCGGCTGGCGCAGGCGTCCTACAACTGCGGCGCCGGGAACATGATCGCAGCGCAGGCGCTGACGAAGGGCGCCTTGGACTACGCCACCATCATTGCTGCACTGCCGCAGATCACGGGCGTGGCCAATGCTGAACAGACGGCCGACTACGTGGCCAAGATTCAACGGTGGTATACGGAGTTATCGACAACGTGAGAATCTACTCTTTTGATCCAGGAGAACTGACCAGTTTTGCCAATCAGGTCAATGATAATATCTCTTCATTCAGCGGCATAGACCTTGATGGATACGTGGTCACGGTCGCCGAAAAGCGTTGGTTCGGAAGAGTAAAATCATGGCTGCTGCCATCCTCGAAAGAGGAAGACCTTTGCATTGTAATTTCATTGGTGAAGAAGGGGGCAACGTTGTAGCATGGCCCACGTGAACTGGCATATCGTCGCAGGCGTCATCGGCATCCTCATGCTGGCGTTGACCGTGTACTTCATCGTGCAGGAAGTACGGCGCGATCGCCAGGAGAAGGCAGCCAGGCGTGCGCGTTTCTGGAGGGATGCCCAATGAATTGGACCGAGGTCAGTACCATCATCGCCATCGCTGCCCTCGTCGGCGGCGTCATCGGCTGGATACTGCCCTCGCCGATCCAGATGCAGAATCGCATCTCGGCAATCGAAAAAGACTTGGCCGTGCTGGTCAACACGGTGACGACCTTGCGCGACACCGTCACCGATTTGGTGCGGTACTTCAGGGGAACGGACAATGGGAACAACAACGCCAGCGGAAGACGAACCCGCGTATGAGCCGCGCACGCCCGAACAGATTCGCTACGACGCAACCGCGGACCAGATACGCGAGACCGCGCAGGTTGCGCGCGAAGTCGCCGACATGGTGCGCGAACTGGTCAGCAACGGCGCGCACGGGAATGTGCAGACGGTCATCCACAAGACGCAGGGCATGGGCGTCGTCGGCGTCATCTGCGCCACGATCTGTGTCATGTGCATCGTCGTGCTGATCCTGGGCGCCATCATCTTCGTGCCGGACATCCACGACCTGCGAGCTTGGCAAGACATCATGCGCAAAGACATTGCGCGACTACAGGCAGGACAGGAGAAGGGCAAGTGAAGTGTGATTGCGACCTTTGGAAGTCTGAGATTGAAAAGGTGAACGCACCGATCATGCTTTCATATGCTCGCAATCCGAATACGTACAAGTACGATGGCAAACCATTCCGGTATTGCCCGTGGTGCGGAGACGCATTGCAGCCACAAACTGACGAGGAGAAAGTGTCATTTCAACCATAATCATCGGCGGCGGTGGCGGCCACGAAGCCATCGACAAACTGGTCGGCATCTCGCCCGACATGACGGCAGAACAGCGTGCGGCGGCAGAGGCATTGATTGCCAAGTTCGTTCACGACGTGAACGCGCTGGTCGAGGCGGTACGCGGCAATAAGCGGACGTGATCGTGCGTAACCTGTTGTACGGGTACGCGGTCATGCCGATTGGCGGCCTGTCAGGCGCAGGGCTGTTCGTGCTGGTATCGCTGTGGGCCATGCTGCGAAGCGAGAGGCGCGCATGAAAGCCGCACTCTGCATCCTGCTGCTGATGCCTGCGCTGGCCTTCGGGCAGGCCGCATGTTCGGTTGACCTGATATTCCCGCAACTGACCGTTGAACTGTCCAGCAATGCCTGTTACTGGCAGATTTTCTGCCATCCCAACCCGGAAGGCTGCCGCTACAACAGGGAACTGGTCGAGCCGGTGACGCTGACCCTGATCGACCCGGCACTCGCCTATGAAGTCCTGACGCCAAACGCGCAGGTGGGCATCATCTCCGACCCTATTTCTTTCAACATCACGCAGCAATGGTTTGGGCAGTATGGCGCCCAGGGTTTCTACGTAGATGCGGTTTTCCTCGACAACTTCGACTAGGAGATTTCATGTCAGTACAAGGTCTGCAACGCGCTGCACAAGTCATCAATGCCATCGGTCAGCTTCTGCCCGTGATCGGCGAAGCCGACAGCGAAGGGCTGGACGTGGCACGATTGGTCAACGGCTCGCTGCTGCGCATGGGGATTGGACCAGTCCCGGACCTTGTTGCTGCCGTTGTTGCTATTGTTCAACCACCGGAGACACTGCGATGAAACTGCTGATCGCACTTGCGCTACTCGTACTGCCCGGCTGTGCCGCGCAGCAGATCGACCACGTCCTGTCGAACATCGACAAAGATTGTGAGCGTCATTACGCGGGCAGCATCGGCGGCATTGCCGGCGTCGGCGCCCAGGCCACCTTCGACATATCGTGCAAGGCTAGTGGGACGACGATCACGACCACGACGACCTTCGTGCCGGCCAATCCCAATGCGCCGACAGGCCAGCCGAACGGGCAATGAGCATCGGTCACGGCAGCGGCGTCATCGACAAGGCATGGCTGGACATGCTGATCGCCGACATCGAGCGGCAGACAGTTTTTAATCGCGAGTTCAATGTGCCGCTGGCCGGCGGGTCGTCCAAAGACGGACGAACCATCTACCAGGACAAGTCGATCCCGACGACGTACACGCAGCGCGGGGGTGCCGTCGTTGACGTGACCCGCTACCTGCGCGTGCATGAGTACGTTGAGAAGCGGCTGATCGACGCTGGCAATGGCTATCTGCCATCGCATGGCGCTGCAACCGCGGTGGAGCTTGCTGCGCTGCAAGACGATGGGTACGACGTGGCGCAGTACGATGCGTTCTGGAGCAAGTGGGAAAAGGTCGCCGCCAAGCACAAGCTGGGCGACGACACACCGCCGGATTTGGAGTTGAAGCCGTATGAAGACTCTTGAAAAATACCTGTTGGATGCTGCGCAAGAACTGAACCGGATAATGTTCCTTCGCGTATATGGAGACATCGACATGCCCAGCAAATCACCCAAGCAAGCACGCACCATGCGTGCTGCCGAACACAACCCGGCCTTCCGCAAGAAGATGCACATACCGCTGAAGGTCGCCAAGGAATTCAACCGCGCCGACGCGCGCAAAGGTAAGCGCAAATGACCATCAACCAAGCCCTATTGATAATCGCCGTCATCCTGATGATTTTGGGCGCATGCCCTATCCCGTCGAAGGTTGACCTTTGGAAGATGGGCACCGCGATTGCACTGGCGGCGCTCTGCGTGATCCGATAAAACGTGAAAACCGTCCAACTGTATAGCCGGAAGTTTCGCAAGCCCATTCTGCGGCGACACCCTAGTGGTGAATGGCTGTGTACGTGGCAATGGCGTGATCGAGACGGTACGCCACAGTTCTGCAGCGAGATAGCATCTACGCCAAGGGCATCGTATGACCGGACTGTCGCCATGCTGATCGCACGGTTTATCGGCTCATGACCGCCCATCTGCCCGACTGGCTGCTCCGTTTACTCTGCCGGTATTTCGGAATAGGCTGCACGCAGCGCGGCAGTTTCAGCGCTAAATTGTCGTTTCAATCCTACCGGGCTTTCAGTCCCGCCCACCAAATGAGGTATGTCACCATGTCTGCCACGCTTTCCATTGATACCGACGACACCGGCGTACACACGGCCACTATGACCTACACCAACGACCGGGATGGCTCGATCGCCACCGGCGTCACCACGACCTTCACCGGCGACAACGATGCGGTTGCCAGCATCGACGCCAGCAGCGGCGTACTGACGTTCCCGACGCCGAAGATCGCTGGCGTGGTCAACCTGACGGGCACCGGAACACGCGATGCCAACACGGCCCGCGACAGCGGCGTGCTGACCGTGACACCGGGCGATCCCAACAAGGGCACATTCACGGCAACGCTGGGGCTGAGCTGATTCTGTGAAAGAGCTTCCTGTCAGCATCCTTCTCTCACTTTTCGAGGTGAGAGAGGGAGAAATTTTTTGGAAGCAGCGTAGCCGTGGTAGGGCCGTTGATCGCCCTGCTGGAACGATAGTTAAAAAAGGATACAGGACGGTTAATATCGGCGGTAGCTTATACCGGGTCCACAGAATTATATTTGCGATGACGCATGGGTATTGGCCGAAGCATCAGATAGATCACATCAATGCTGACAGGCTGGACAATCGCCTTGAGAACTTGCGCGAAGCAACAAGCTTTCAAAATTCCCAGAATCGTTCCATTACCGCACTGAATAAAAGCGGAAGAAAAGGAGTTTTTTGGAACAAGGCTGAGAACCGATGGCAGGCAAGGATTACCGTCAACGGGACTAGAATTTTTCTAGGTTCTCACAAGGATGTGGCGTTGGCAGCATTCATCTACGAATGCGCGGCGGAGAAGTATCACGGAGAGTTTGCGCGACTGTAAAAGAAAACCCCCTGAGTGGGTTAGCAAACAGGGGGTCGAGGTGCTGCGCCGATTGGCGACGCGGAAAGGGGGAATCCGCAAGGAGTTGTCGCCGAAGCCGAAGGTACAACAAGTGTTAAAGGGGTGTCAAGTCATGCACGAATCCGAACTGCCTTCGCAAAGCCGTCTGTATGAACTGGCGCGGCTGGCCTGCGCAGGACCCGTAGAACCTAAGCCCTCGAAACTTTCCCGTCTGCCCGTCGTCACCGGCGGCATCTTCGGCTGGTCGCGCAATCGCAAGGGCAACGTCGTCAACCTCATGTCCAGCCCGATCTGGCGGGGACGCAAGTGAGCGAGCATTTTGAAGCTACTGGATCGTGGCCGCATCGCGGGCAGTTCACCGGCATCGACATCCTGGCGCGCAAGCCGGACGCCAACGTGCTGCTGGTGATCGACGTGGCACAGGAGACCGCCGCGGCATTGTTCCCCGACCTCGCGGTGCTTGGCGTCGATGGATTCCCCAAGCCCGACACCGTACGCGGGCGCAAGGTGATCGTGTGGGGGCCGTGCTGCCACGACGATGCTGCGCTTGCACAATCGCTGTCCACCGTCGCCGCCAAGGTGGCCGTGGTGCACGGCGAGCGCAATCCCATGACCTTCGACGGCAGCGCGACGGCGGCACGACACTGGTTGAAAACGAACCTGCGGCGATTTGAGGCCGTCGCGCCTGCGGCTGCTGCGGTGCAGCCGGAAGTCGTGCGCGAGGCGCCTGCGACGAATGGCGCGGCATGCGAGGCCAAACCGGCCAAGGTTAAGAAATCTGAATCGCCAACGATAATCGCCCGTAAGGCCACGCGCGAGCGCACCGAGGGCACGTCTTGGGCCGACTTCGGGCTGGTGCTGAACGACGACGGCATACCGGTATCGACGTTGGACAACTGCGTGCGCGTGATCGAGCATCACCCGGACCTGGCCGGCAAACTGTGGTACGACACGTTTTTGGGCAAGATCGTGCAGGAATGGGGAGTTGACACTCCCAAGGAATGGTCGGACTACGACGACGTGCGCATGGCGCTGTTCCTGCAGCGCGACATTGGCATCCCTCGCGTCAGCCCGCCGCTGGCGTCGTTCGCGGTCGTGGCCTACGCGCACCGGGAATCGCGCAACTGCGCCTACGACTGGCTGGATGCGCTGCAGTGGGACGGCAAGCCCCGCTTGCAGGACATCGCGACCAAGGGGTTCGGGGCACTGGACAACCTCTACAACCGGCAGGTCTGCCGCAACCTGCTGCTGGCGATGGTCAAGCGCGTGTTCTCCCCCGGCTGCAAGTCGGACTACATGCCAGTATTCGAGGGGCCGCAAGGCGAGGGCAAGTCCAAGGCGCTGGCGATCCTGGGTGGTGACTGGTTCGCCGAACTGCACATGGACTGGAACGGGAAAGACTTCTACCAAGCCCTGCAGGGCAAGATGCTGCTGGAGATTGGCGAACTGCATGCGTTCAAGCAATCGGACGTGGACCGTATCAAGGGCATCGTGTCGTGCCCGACTGACCGCTACCGCGTGTCCTTCGGCCGGCATGTGCAGGATCATCCCCGGCATTGCGTGTTTGCAGGCACTACCAACCGCGACGACTGGAACCGGGACGATACCGGCGCACGGCGCTTCTGGCCGATCGTCTGCGGCGCGATCGACCACAATTGGTTACGGACACGGCGCGAACAGTTGTTTGCCGAGGCCGTGCATGACGTGCGCGCTGGCAAGACCTATTGGGAAGTGCCGTGGAATGCGGCCAAGGCCGAACAGGAGAACCGCCGGCCGCCGGATGCGTGGGACGACAAGGTAGCCGACTGGGTGATCGGCAAGAATACCGTGCGCATCTGCGACTTGATGATCGACGCCTTGGGGATAGAACTAGGGCGGCAGACGCTTGCCGACCAGCAGCGCGCGGGGCGTTGCATGCGCAAGCTGGGGTGGACCAATCGCAACGTGACAGTGAACGGCAAGCAGCAAAAATGCTGGTGCCGTTCACTCGATTAGGCGATTTAGACCTACTGCGTCGCCTGTTCGTCGTGCTGGCGCTGCTGTTCCAGCAGGCTTTCGCGCTGCAGGAATATCCTTTCGCGCTGCAACGCATCGGCAATCGTTGCTTCCACGCTGCGACCATTCTTGGCGCTAAGCAGGTCCGCCCATGCCTGCGGCGTAAACCACACGCTGTACTGCCTGTAACCGCTTGCCAGGCGTGCCGCGCGGCGGGCGTCCATGTAGGGCTTGCGGGCGTAGGTCATGGCTTCAACCCCGCAAGGTGCGCCAGATACACACGCAGCGATTCGTGTATCGAAGGGTCGCCCATGAATAGAAACATGAGAATACCAACGCTGAAAATAAATCCAAAAACGTTATTCTCATTCTCAACCTTCACGTTTACTTGTTTGTCGTCGCTCATAGCAGCCTTCCAAGCGATTCACGAATTGCGCGCGATTCTCTTAAAACTGCAGACGCTTCTTCGGCTGCCAATACGGAATCGGCAGCCAAATTGGATGCGCCAAACCTATGGGCTGTAATAGCCACAGATTTTGTATAGTCGATCAGTTTATCTAGCGCGTTTGCTAGATCGGCGTGAGATGTCAACAAGCGTTCGGTGTCTTTGATTTTTATAACGGCCCATCCCCGTATCGGTCTTCCATGTCGTCGCGCCACGACTCGCATGCAAGCGCCTCGCATTCGTCTTCGTCTGCAATCGCAGCCTCGCGTGCCTCTTGTACCGCGAGCATGCACGCCAGCGCGTACACCTGGTCGTCTGATGGCATGTCGCCCGCTTCATCCGATAGCTGGTCGCGTGCGTCTTCCAGGTGGCGCTGCGATGGCTCGATATCGTCGTCTGTCGGCTGCGTGGTTAGCCAGAGGTCGAAGGTGGTCATGGCGTGGCCTCATCGGCGAGATGCAGATACGCGCAACCCGGCGACTTCATGTCAATGAGGATTTCCAGCGCCATGTCTGCAGTTGCGCACAATACTTCGTCGCGCGCTTTCGCTTTGGCTTCGGCGGCGGCGGCGGCGTCGTAGGCGGCGGCGGCGTAGGCGGCGGCGGCGTAGGCGGCGGCGGCGGCGGCGGCGTAGGCGGCGGCGGCGTAGGCGGCGTAGGCGGCGGCGGCGTAGGCGGCGTAGGCGGCGGCGGCGGCGTAGGCGGCGCCGCAGGCATGATAATTGTCAGCCAGCATCCAG